AACGCCGCCGCACCCCGATTGACAGAGCTTGCCGACATGGGGTTTGTTCAGGCGGTAGACAAGAAGGTTTGCGGCAAGACGGGTCGGCGGGTCACGGTCTGGTCGGTGGCGGTTGATGAAAATTTGGAGGGTTGAGGATGCTGGATAATTATAATGATGTGCTGACAGTGAAGGAAATGGCGAAAGTGTTGCGAATAGGCAAAAATGCGGCTTACGATTTGGTGCGTGAGGGAGCGGTTGTCAGTATCAAGGTAGGGCGAAAATACCTCGTGCCGAAAAATTGCATACTTGATTTTCTTAGTTCCATGAATTATCATAAAGACGTTGATTAACAGGCTTAATCCACGGCGTTGAAAGGAGTTCATTATGTCAAAGTCTGTTACTGGAAATGTCACCGTGTCGTCCTCAGTCAAGCGCTCGGTTCTGCGAGAAAACACAAATATATACTTGTGTCGCCCATGCAAGATGTGGAGCTGCCGGAATCCAAAAAGAAAAGCAACACCTCAAAATTCGTACCTAATGTGGAGCAGTTCAATGAAATTCTTTCCGCTATTGAAGGCGACGAATTGTATCCTCTGATATTCTTTACGGCTTCGTTGGGACTCAGGCGTTCGGAGGTCGCCGCCTTAAAATGGGAAGTATTCCACGAAAAAGACCGCGCTCTTGAGATTAGGAACACGGTGGCGGGCGGTGAATTTCGAGAGAATATGACAAAATCTGGAAGCAGCCGCAGACGATGTCCGCTCGACAAAAAGCTCTACCAGTTGCTTATGCAAGTTAAGGCAAAGCAGGAATCGAACAAGAATCTTTTGGGCGGTGCGTACAAGGATACCGGTTTTATCTTTACACAGGCAAACGGCGAACCTTACGCACTTAATTATCTCACCGTCCGATTTCCCGAATTGGTGGTTGAGGCGGGTTTCCCGCGAATGACATTCCACGCGCTGCGGAAGTTCGCCTGTTCCGCTCTAATGAATGACAGCGTGAGTTCTGCGGAAGTTGCGAAGTATGTCGGGCATTCCAATGTCAGCGTGTTCTACAACCATTACGCTTTCTTGGATTTGGGACACAAGTTAGAGCTTACCGAAAAAATCACCAGAAATCTTGGAATACCGCTTGGAATGGGGAGCAAAACGCTCCCTTGAAAAGTGACGGAAAGCCTGTGTTTACAAGGGTTCAAAAATTTTAGCGGGAAATTACAAGGTTTTTTTCAAAAATAAATTGCGTTTTAAAATAACAAAAAAATGGAATATCCATTACAACCTTGGTATATTCACAAATGAATCAAAGGAAATCGTCGGAAATTCTCAGTACGGCTATTATATATTTCGTGATAATAGGCTTCTGAAAAGGAAAATAGAAGAGGTCGAAACTATAGCAAACACTAATTCCGTTGATTATGAAATTTTTCCGGCTGAAGTTCGTTCGTACGGTCAATATTGTGGTGAAGTACTATATACTATTGCTCAACACTTTGGGCATAAAATCTCGATAAATAAAACAGATATATCGAATAAATTTAGTATAGACCTATATTACAAAGACTTTAATTCAAATAAGCATTTTTCACACATATATAGAGATAGTGAAGGGAAAATTTTGTTTCTTTATGTATTGCATATTTTAACATTCATCAACTCTACTGTAAAACTTTTTAAGCTGTTTGAAAGCAACGACAACGGTTGGTGGTTAAGGGTTTATTATATTACTTATCACTATGCAATGAGAAGACTGGTGGATATAAAAAATCATTTTGACAATAATAAATCAAACCACAACGGATTTGATATTTTAATAAATGAAATACTTAATACTGGTAGCACAATATTATCGAATTCTCAATTTAGAAATTGCATGATGCACTATGACCTATATGACAAAAACAATAACTTTTTAATAGCACCAAACTACCTAAATCCTAATCTCACGCTTTTTGGGCTTGTGGAAAGTCATTTTAATGGAGTTACATATGAACAGATTAAATTAGATATTATTGATAGACTAATAAATATCTCTGACATATTAGCAAAATGGCTTAACATACCATTTAAACATCTCCAAAAGCTTTAACTTGTTATCGGCTTTAGATAAACCGCCCACGTTCCCACGTAGGCGGCTCATTCCAGCAATTCAACTACGCATTTGTCGTCCGTTTATTCGGCTTATACGGTCTATCCGAAGTCCGCTTCTCAATATACTTCGCTTTCTTATTCGCCGCATACTCCGCTTTTTTCTCGGCGGTCATTGTAGCCCGATATTTGCGATTTTTCTCTCGTTGTTTTGCCTTGTTAATTTCGATTTTTTCAAGCCGTAATTTCTCAGCATTTTCAAGTTCCCTAATCTCCCTTGCAATCCTGATTTACGCAAGCATCCGGGATATACGCACACGGATAATCCCGGATCACGTCCACGTCCTTGTAATCATCGCAATCACAGGCACACCGGAGAATTGACCTTCTTTCTCGTTTTTCCTGCAATCGCACCGCTCCCCGGGGTCAAGGTTGGAATTGCACTCGGGACACGTTCTGTAATACGGCAACGCTTTCGCCTCCTTTCAATTCGCAGAACACAGACGTTTTTCCGCTCTTTTAGCTGCGATTTTTGAATCTATGAATTCCCGACCGCCCGGTTGTCGGAGAAAAGCTTTTACACTCTCTACTGTCGCTGCGGCGAGGTCGTTCAGCACATGAGAAGGCATTGACTTGAAATCTATGACAATCGTGTCAGTTATTTCGTCATTATGATAGGCGATAACTGCCTCTCGGGTGTCTGTCATGTCTTTACCTCGTCTTTCATATTTTTTTCGGCCCACAGAAGCATTTCTTGGGTGCGGGTGCTCAATGTTGTGGCTTTCGCCATTGTCCGAGATAGTAACGATATGGTTTTTTCTGTAATCGTTCCATCTTCTGCGGCTTTAATCACAAGGTCTTCGATTTCGTCCTCGCTTCGTTTCAAATCCATGTAAGCGGCTATGAAGTTCAAAACGGCTTTGTCGGCGCTCGATATTTCAAGCTGCGGCATTCTCGTACCGAGAGGACAATCGTGTGTGCAATAATAGTTTCTGAGTTCGGGAGCGTTGTATAGGTCTGCCATCAGATTGACTTTGTCCACAGGCATTATCTTGACATTGCCAAGCTCATAATCTGCCATTGCGGATGATGATACTCCGAGCAGCTCCGCCGCTCCTTCGCGGCTTTTTAGTCTGTCGTTGTACATTGCAGCCTCTAATCTACAGCGACAGTACACATTAGACCCCGCTTTCGTAGGGGCACTCCCCATTTACTTTACCTCGCTTTCGTTGTATAATGGAATTACGTTCAGTGCCACGGGGGATGAATGTTAAGAAATGAACTAATACGCTCTCGCATATTGTCGCTGATTAAACGCCCGTTGAGTACAGATGAAACGTGACTGCGAGACATACCCAGCATACCGGCCAATTCTTTAGGACCTGTAATGCCAAGGTCGATCATTGCCTTCTTCGCTTCCTTGCACCACTGCGGCAGTTTGTGCTTTTTGTTGCTCATAAATTTTTCTCCTCCTTTGCTGACGAAAGTAATTGACTTTCGTAATATTATTAGTTATAATGTGAAAACAGGGACGGGGTAATGTTTTGTCTTTTAGCTATCAAGCCATTTAATCTTCTGCCCGCAATTTACACAATAGGATGAAGATTTCAAGTGTTCTTTTCTCCCGCAAGAGCACTCCCATTGCATCGTGTCAAACTCGCCCGCCTTAATCCGACTGATAACATTCTTCACGGCCGATTCAAGGGCTTCTGCTATCGCAAGCTGAATCTGTTCGTTTCTCATCAGTTCCTCCTTTCTCCCCGTGACACAAGGGATTGTGTTGCGGTTGACTGTTACGTTCGATTGATACTATTGTAAGTATAATCGAGAACTCTCGATTTGTCAAGCGTTATTTTCGAGTTTTCTCAATTTCGTCATATTTCACAAATTGTTCCGCACATATTCGTGCAATTTTACTTAGGTGGTGATAGGTGTGGGTTCTGTAGATAAGATTTTAGCTTTGATGGAAGAAAAGCGTGTTAGTGCTGCTCAGCTTACCCGAGAAGCAGGCATAACGCGCGGACTGGTAACTCAATGGAAACAGCGACTGCAAAAACCGTCTATGGGAAACATCACTAAACTTGCCGCATATTTCGATGTTACAGTTGATTACATCATCGGCATAGAAAAAGACCGCCCCCACGAAGGGGAGCGGTCGGTTGACCCGACAATTGCCGGGATAATAGAAGCCGTGCAAGACATGACAGAGGATGAAGTCGCTAAGGTGCAGGAGTATGCTCAGCTCTTAAAGTTGAAACGAACTCAGCCACCATAGACAACTCTTCCGGTGTAAGTGTCGCCAAAACTTCTTCGAGGTCAATGATTTTTTGTGTCCTCAAAGCGACCTCTTGCTCCGAACACAAAGTTTTCTCGTTTTTCAATGTAATCACCTCATAAGTAATGATATATTACGCCAAGTTCTCACCTGCGCTAAGGTAGCCGAAAATAATAAAAGGAGGGCATTTCCGAACATGAGCATTAGTGAACAAGAAAATCTGCAAATCAAAAGCCTTGTGGACGAGTTCGTTCGTGCAGGAAAAGGTGTTGCCGAGCTTGTCCGTGTATTGCGTGAAAGGGGAATCTGCACTAAATATCACGCAGCCTTTGATATAGCTAACCGTGAATTGCGGAACGCTTATATTAACGCTCGTTCTGAAGGGTTGTCTCCATCGCTTGATGAAACGACACTCGAATTCTGCAAGAACGGCAAAAGCGTTGCAGAATTTGCTAACGCTCTTGTAGATAGAGGTTTTTTTGACAAGCTTGACGAGGCACGCAAGATAGCTCAATATGAAATGTTATCTTCAAGTTCAATTAAGCAAAACGATTCAATCATGCAAAGCTCATCAATTGACCGAAAAGAATGGCGGTATACAGGCTGTTGCGGAAATAACGCAGAGATTTGCCGAAACCACTCTTCTATGGACAGTCAAATCGTCCCAAAGGATAAGCCTTTTGTACTTATCGGTTCGGACGGAAAAACATATTATCCAATGTACCCTCGCGACCCGATTCTTCCACCCGAAGAACGGATAGAATGTACATGTCTTTGTCAAGGTATTGTCAGAGATGACGTTCTCGGTTTGACACTCGAAGAACGCAGGGAACTCCAAGCTCGCATCATTGCCAAAGACGATGGCAAATGGGAAAAAGAGCTTAATGCACGCAATAGAGCACGAGCCGGAATTAAGTGAACCGTCAATATATCATAATCACGCTAAGGCAGCGTGCAAAATAAAAAGGAGGAATTTCACATGGAGGAATTTATTGTATTTATAGTTTTCTTTGCTATTTGTGGCATTGTCATTTATGCGGGCGTTCGATCCATTCAAAAAGCCAAGAAGATAAGTGCTGAAAAGCAAGAAAAGGCATCCGCACGATCCGCACACATATACGGGACAATAAAGCATTACGACGGGCTGCCCTTTCCGGGAGGAGTCATGGTTGAGATGTACTACGGGAAAGATGCAATTTGTTTTACAAAGGACAACCAAGAGGTAACATTAGACCGCATCAAAGTGGTAAATATGGATGTCTGCAGCGGAAAAGATCTGAAAGCTAATTCATCAAGCGGCGCTGTTGGTGCAGGATTTCTTTTGGCAGGCGCAACCGGAGCGGCAATCGGTGCTTTGGCGGCAAGCGGCACTTATCTTGTCATATCGTACAAAAAAGACGAAGAATTAAAACTCATCTTACTCGATACTTTTGGAACTGCCATACCAATTCAAAAGCTAATCAAAGACTTCAAAGCCGGCCTTGGTAAAGAAGTCGAAAAGATTGAGCTGTGATAAAAACCTCTTCTACCGCTTGCAATACAAACGAAACGGTTAAATTATTCTGAATCACGCTATAACGGAAGAAGGGGAGAACTGTGGAAACATCGCTTTCGCAGGTTCAGTCACTTGTCAGCGATTTTATACCTGAGTGGGTTATGGAGTTGCTTTGGTTTACAGACGGGCCGCAGGAAAATATTAAAAATATTCCCGGATCAAAATATGATGCGAAAAGATCGGTTTCGGTTTCTTCGCACGGTGTTACAATCAATATCTCGCACCACAACGGAACATACGGCGAACCAAGTGCCATTTCGCTCAAACTTCCGGTCGAATACGTTACGGACTATGCTGATGTATCAAGCCCTGGCTATTATCCAAGCTATCAGGGTTTCAGTCCTAAACAACGTTGGATTTATTTGAATTGGCTTAAAAATCCTCTCGAAAAAATCGACGTTGGCTATGTATTCGTTTTTTATTATGGTCTCGAAAGACACCTGCTGCCCGACGGTAAATACGATAAAGCATTTGATGCTATCCGTCTTTTAAGAAAATCCCACCCGAAGATTGACAGTTATGCCTTCGAGGCTCTTTTGATAAGTACAATATTGCACGAAGACAGAGAGCGATACTTACAGCTTATCGAAGGGCATAAAGTTTCGTTTTGGGCACCATACTTGGCGAGCAAGAGACATTTTGGCGTAGGGGTAACTGCTGATGAAATAATCCGACTCGCCGGAACATTCGGTTTCAAAAACAGGCGATACATAAACAGTGATAATGACTTGTTCCGCAGTATACTCGAGGGAATACTTATCAACAAATATGCGTCTGTATCACTTCCTCTTGACATGATAGATATGACTGCTTGTCCGAAAGTGCCGTCATGCTATTTAGCAAACTATTCTATCAAGCCGGAAATTCGTCAGTTCCATCTTCCGAACATTGCCGACAGTGACGAATTTAAAAAGACCGGATTTGAGTTGTTGGCTCAGACACACGAATCGGTAAAGGTACTGCTCAAAGAGCGAAGACAGCAACATGACAACAGCTCTTAATCTGTATATTCGTCATCGTGCAAAAGGAACCCCCGTTGCCCCGTTGATGTTAGGCACGTTTTGGACACAAATTGTGCCTGCAATCGCTATTGTACCATAAAGCGGATGTAAAATAAACACATCATGTATTTACTTTGGAGGTGTGTTTATGGCTATTAAAAGTCTATCTATCCGCATTGATAACGAAATGTTAGATAAGCTGCACGTTGTAGCCGACTATGAGGGGCGTTCGGCAAACAGTCAAATTTTGATTTTAATCCGCGATTGTGTTGAAAAATACGAAGAAAAGCATGGCGTTATCAGGGTAAGAAATAATTCTGAGTCTACTACTTGAGATTGTTTGTTTTCTTTTTACGTTTATATTATAAGAGGTCTATTGGGAAAAAGGCGTTTTTGTGAGATAATCACGAATACGGTTATTTTAGGGATGTTGGAGGGTGGTGATGGCGAATTGGCACAAAAAAAGGCAAACAGCGGTAAGCCCGAAGCAGTCGGGGTCATTTATGCACGTTATAGCAGCCACGCGCAAAAGGATGCGAGCATAGAGCAACAGGTGGAGGAATGCACGAAGTACGCAAAAGAGAGCGGCATCCAAATAGCTCATGTTTATGCTGACCGCGCTGTCACCGGAAAAACAGACCTCCGCGCCGACTTCCAGCGGATGATGAAAGACGCTGAAAAGGGCAAATTTAATTATGTGCTATCGTGGAAGTCAAACCGAATCGGACGGAATATGCTCCAAGCTATGATGAACGAAGCCAAGTTAAACGACCTCGGCATTCGAGTTCTGTACACCGAAGAGGATTTTGACGATACCGCTGCCGGCCGATTTGCTCTCCGCTCCATGATGAATGTCAATCAATTTTACAGCGAAAATATGGCTGAAGATGTAATGAGAGGAATGCTTGATAACGCATCCCGCTGTAAAGTAAATGGACCGCTACCGTTTGGGTACAAAAAAGGTGAAGACGAACGATACGCTCTTGATGAGCCAAAAGATGCGATTGTGCGCGAAATATATACTCGTGTCGCTTGCGGAGAATCGTTTGTGGATATAGCAAATGATTTGAACGCAAGGGGAGTGCTAACGAGCAGGGGTAGTAAATGGAATAAAAGCAGTTTCCACACGCTGACCACGAATGAGAGATACATGGGAATATACATTTATGATAGTGTCCGAATTGATGGCGGTATCCCGCAAATTGTAGGCGAAGACCTTTTTTATCAAGTTCAGGAGGTGTTAAAAACGAAAAAGAATCCACAAGGCCGGCACCGTGTCAACGGTGATTATCTGCTTACAGGAAAACTGTTTTGCGGAAGGTGTGACAGTCCAATGGCTGGCATATCCGGCACAGGCAAGTCTGGCAAATTGCACTACTATTACATCTGTCAAAAGAAGCGAAATGAAAAAGCGTGCGACAAAGCGGCCGTCCGCCGCGACTGGATAGAGTCAGAAGTGGCAACCGCTATAAAGAAACACATCTTAAACGATGAAATAATAGAGCAAATCGCCACCGCTTCTGCCGAATACAGTCGAAAGCACAAGGAGCAATCTCATGTAGTCATGTTGGAAGCTCAACTCTCAGAAAATAAAAAGGCAACAAAAAACCTGCTCACGGCAATAGAGCAGGGGATTATATCTCCGGTCACCAAGGACAGGCTTATGGAATTAGAGCAGGAACAAGCACGGCTCGTTGGAAGGCTCGCCATAGAGAAGTCGGATGCACCGGAGGTCACTAAGGAACAAGTAGTTGCTTGGCTTGAATCGTTCCGCAATGGAGACCCGGAGGATAAGAAGTACCAAGCAAAACTATTTGATACTTTCCTCGTATCGGTCTATGTCTATGATGATGACTTAATTATTGGTTTCGGATTCTCGGGGAGTAAGAGCAAGGTGAGGGTTCCGCTCAACAAAGACCTTGTAGACGGCATAGAAAACGATACCAGCACCGCTTCGGCGGGGGTTCGTTTAAGCTCTCGTACGGGTCACCACAAGAGAGTTATACGAACCACTCAGGGGAGTTTATCCATGCGCCAACACACTCATTAG